GCTTTGCCATTGCTTCAACCTGTGCTTATACAGATCGTCGAGAATTTCCATCTCCCGACGCCAGAATTTAACTTGCCGTTTCGATAGTGCCATAATTTCACTTTTAAATTATGCTTGCCGGCCCCATCCGACCGGCAAACACGTAAAAGGGCGCTCTCCCGACCGGCGGGATGGCGCCCTTTTTTGCTACAATGAAGAAGAATGTGACAGCGCTCGCTTTCCAGGCAACACGCCGCTTAACCATAGGAGAATAAAAACATGCAACTTCCAAGCACTATACCCGACCCGTAGACGGCTTGGACATCTACGAATATTTAGATTGTTGCTTGCCCAGTTTTTCGAGAAGGTCGATAACGGCCGCGCCGGCGTTCGGCCGAGTGTCCGGCTTTTTAATCGGTCGCGGCTTATAGACGTGATTGATTATATAGCGCAGGCCGTCGGCCGGGTGGTCGTCGCCCCCCTTTAGCACGTCCTCGGCGTCGTGCGGGTCGCGCTGCACGGATGCCAGCGACGAGGTGACACGGTCGGTGCGGCCCCGGAAAAACTTGATGCGCTTCGAGTACATTAAATCCTTGAGATTTCGCCAACCGTTTACCCTGTCCATGTTCGCCCGGGTCAGGTGGACGCCCTGGCTGGCGAACGAATCGCGCGGCGCCAGCGCCTGGCTGGCTTCGCCCGGCGCCCGGGAGGTCCACATATCCGACGGCGCCAGGTTAAGCTTTGGCCGGCTTTTGCGGATAAACGGGCAATTATCGACCATCGCCTTGACGCCGCGCGCGTGATCGGCACCGCCGGCCTCCGCACGGACGTACTCGTCTACTACCCACAGATCGTCGTCGAAATCGACGGCCGCAATGCCCCACCAGGTAGGATTGTGCTCGCCATAATCGCCACCGGTAAACACTGACCAGCCTTCCGGGATTTCAAACGGTTCGACTTCGGCCTCGCTCCGCGCAAACATCGAGAAATAAGCGCCGACAATTGCGTTCCAGTCGCCATCGAGCCAGGCGCGCACCAGCTCCGGGTCGCCGACGCCCTTTAACCGGGATATATACCCGGGGTCGCCGGCCAGGCCGATTTCGTTGTCGCGCACCCTGGACGGGACGAACATCCGCGCCAGGCCGCTCTCGTCGTCCTGGTGCAGGTGGTAGCCCTTGGGATGCCGGCCTATTTTGAAATATTGTTTGATCTCAGCATGACAGCGGCCGCCCGGGTTGCCCGTGGCCCTAATGCGTTTATGCTGCGCCGGTCCACGAAGGCGGCTCTTCATCTGGTGGTACGGCTTCAGGCTCGGCCAGTTGGGCAGCTCATCCCAGCCAATCCAGGCCAGGCTCCAGCCCATATATCTTTGGAAATGCTTCTCGTTTTCCATATGCCGTAATCGTAGGAGCGCGCCGCTTTTAAACCGCCATGTCGATTTGCCGACCAGATACTCACCGCCGAGGTACGGGTAAATCTCGTGGCTGCGCTCGATTATATCCTCCAGCTCGGGACTCGTCTGCCGAAACAGGACGCCCGACCAGGCCGGCCCTTGCTCGATGTCGCTGGCGAAATCGCCCAGGAGAAAATCGCTTTTGCCCCCGAAAACAGCGCCGCCGTAAAACAATTCCTGGCATATATCAGCAGCCGCGCAGGCGTCCGACTGCGGCCCGTGCTGCGGCCGCCAGGCCACCGGCACCTGTTTGGTCGCCAGGCTCATTTGCTGCCGTTTCCGTTGGCCTCGTGGCCGTTCGTGCCGTGGCCGTTCGTGCTGCTGCCGGCCATTTCGCCAAAGACCTGGTCGAGCCGATTGCCAGCGGTCTGTTCCAGCCAGTCGGCATAATTAGCCGGCCGTGGCGGTGCGTCAATTTGCCGGTGCTCGATAGCGCCACCGTCGGCGCCAGTCGTTTCGACGCGCTCGACATAGCCGCGCGATTTGCCCTGACATTTCAGATAGAAGATTATGGAAGAGGTGTTGCCCTCGTCGATATTCTCGAAAAGTTTCCCCTCGACGTAATCGAGCGAATCCTCCCGGATTCGCCGGAGATGCTCCTGCAATCGCTCAGACTTTTTGACCCGATTGTGAACAGCCTGCCAAGTGACGCCCAGGCTTTGCGCGGCCGGCCCCTTCAGACCGCGCGAAACCGAGAGCGCTTTTTCAATTTCTTCAATCGTCGCCGGCATTATATCCTAACTTTTAAAACGCAGGCCGCACCCGGCAAAACCCGGAGAAAGGAGTAAAGGCCGGGGAAAATCCGGGCGCAGCCCCTCAATTGATAATTCTGTGTTCAATATTGCACCTGTGGAAAAAAAGTCAAGCGGTGGAAAATTCTCTGCTAAGTAAATATTGCGAATAATCCACCAGGATCGCATTTATTTTTAAAAAAAGTGCATTTTTCTTTCAAAAAGGGCCATTTACCCCTTGCGTATATATCCACAGTAGTTATATTATAGGTAGAGATTGAGGGAAACAAAACAACCACACAAAAGGAGAACAAAATGAAAGCCACGCACCCCGCCGATAACCTGATCGCTAACATGGAAAACACTGAATATAATAGTTGCTTAACGGCCACCAAATTTGATCACTGGAGCACCGACCGAATCTTGACCAGCGATAGAAGAAAAAGCGCAAACGACACGTTGCACAAGGAAAAAAAGCTGGCGCATATCGACGCCGATGGCACCGTGATCTTCTATTGCGACACGTTCGAGGCCGCCGCCGGCCGGTTTATCTCTTATAATGGCGCAAACGGAGAGGCCACAATACGGGCTGATCTGCACCTTGACCGCATGGCCGCCGACCTGGTCGATGGCTTCAGCGGATGGTTTAACTAACTGGTGACGGGTGCCGCCTCCGGGCGGCATTAAACCACAGCCCCGGTCCGAAGTCCGGGGCAACACACAAAAGGAGATGAGAAAATGGCAGCAAACGCAAACATTAAGCAAGCCCTACTGACACTTGATGCGACCGCGACCACTCAATATCAGAGGATAATCAAAATACAGGCGAAGGTCACGAAAGGGGAAAAACGACTCAAAAAGGTATTGGGGGTCGCTAAAGCTGACTATCAGAATACGCTAATAGCGCTGGCAAACATCATGCACCTTGACCATTAAAAAAGGAGATCACAAATTGAAAACCGCCCTTATCGAAATTCTCGCCCAATGGGGTCGCCAGCGCTTGCCTGAGCTGGCGGCCCTATTGGGCGCAGCAGGCCACCAGGCCACCGAGGCCCAGATACGCGCGGCGCTCGAAGAACTCGCCCCAGGCGGCCAATACACGACCGCAGAGGCCGCCGATCTTTTGGGCCGGTCGCAAATATGGGTAAAAAAGAAGTGCCTTGAGCACGAAATCGGCACCGTCGCCAGCACACCCGGGCGCGGCGTGCGATATCTGAGCGAGGCCGATCTGGACCAGCTACGCGGCCTGGTCGTCGCAGGCACCCGGCGCGGCCGGCCACGGAAGGCGGCAGGTTAATTGTTTTCAATTAACCTTGCAAGGGAAATATAAAATGTGTAATTTTCACGAATCGGGGACGTACTCGACCAGATCCTCGATTTTCACCTGGTCGTCTGGCGCGCTAAGAACTTTGCACATCCGGGCGATGGTCTTTAAATGCACGCCCCCGGGGTCAGGCATGTTTAACACTTGGCTTAGATATTGTCGATGCCAACCCAACGCCTCAGCGAGAGAGGTCAACGTCTTGAATCCTCTTAAGACCCGATACCGCGCAATTTCTTCGGTTTTTATTCGCAACATATTAAAATTATCCATATCAAATAAATTATTCCAAAACCGGCACTTTGTCAATAAAAACCTTTACAGGAAAGGTGTTTTAAACTTTTATATGCAAGTTTGCGCTTGACATCCCAATAGAAGTTTATTATCTTTAAGTAACTTAAAAAAAGCGCCGGAACCGCGAAGACCTCGCAAGTATTCGCGGCCCGGCTAAAACGGCCCACCCATCAAATAGGAGGCGTTTATGTTACAAAATGTAACCCACAAAGTTGCAATCCGCAACTTTAAACTGGCGCGCCCGCGCCAACTGCCGACCTGCCCCAACGGGCACGGCACCCTCGTCCCGGCCCACGCCTTTTTTGGCTGCATTGACTGCGGCCACACGCAGCCGCGCACCCCCTCAACTCGCACCGCACCCCCAGCCGAGGCCACCGACTTGGCGCATCATCTGCGCCAGGCCGACGCCCCCAGCGAGGAAACC